TTTTATTACCAGTTAGAACTGTACCGGGTGGACTAAATTTTTACAGATCAGGAACTAGAGATAGAATAGAACCACTAAATATTGGTGCAAACAATCCACTTGGTTTGAACATGGAACAACAAAGAAGAGATAGTATTAGAGAAGTGTTTTATGTAAATCAGTTGATGTTGCAACAAGGACCACAAATGACAGCAACAGAAGTTATACAAAGAAACGAAGAGAAGATGAGATTGTTAGGACCAGTATTAGGTAGATTACAATCAGAGTTACTCAAACCTTTGATCGACAGAACTTTTGCAATACTACTTAGAAACAATCAGTTTGCACAAGCTCCTGAATTTTTATCAGGTCAAGACATTGAGATTGAATATGTATCACCACTTGCAAAAGCACAAAAATCTACAGAGCTTTCATCTATAACAAGAGCAATAGAAATATTAGGATCACTTGCTAATGTTGCTCCTGTATTTGATTACATAAACTTTGATGCGTTGGTCAAGCATGTTGCAGACTTAGTTGGTGTACCGCAGAAAGTATTGAAACTACAATCACAAGTAAATGCTGAAAGAGAAGCACAAGCACAACAAGCACAACAAATGGAACAAATGCAACAACTACAACAAGTCGCAAAAGCGGGAGGAGACATAGCTCCATTGGCAAAGGCTTTACCTGAAGAGGCACAAGCTGTAGCTAATGCAGAATAATATGGAAGCAAAAGAACTAGAAAGATATTTAAAACAACTACAAAACGATTTCAAAACAGTATTCAATTCAGACGAAGGCAAAAGAGTCTTGGCTGATCTTGAAAAAAGATGTCACTTTCTAACTACAACTAACATAAAAGGTGATAGCCATGAGAGTGCATATATGGAAGGACAACGCAGCGTTCTTCTATTTATAAAACAAATGCTGCAAACAAAGGATAAATAAAATGTCAAACGAACAGATAACACAGGAAACTGTGCCTGTAGAGCAGACAACTACAGAGGCACAACCACAAGCAACACAAGCAACTGTTGCAAAAACAGACACCCCTGCACCACAACCAACACAATCAACTTGGAAAGAATCTATAAGTGAAGTCTATAGAAACGACCCAAACATTGAAAAGTTTACAGAGATTGATGCACTTGCAAAGTCATACATCAATGCAACTAGAATGATTGGACAAGATAAAATGATTGTGCCTAATAAAAATTTTACAGAAGATCAATGGGAAGAAGCCTATATTAAAATGGGTAGACCAGAATCTTTTGATAAATATACATTAGATACAAAATCTGATGTTGTTCCTCTTGATGAACAAGCTATCAAAAACTTTCAAGAACAATCTTTCAAACTAGGTTTGAATAATGAACAAGCAAATGGCATATTAAATTTTTACAAAAATAATATGGAAGCTGCTGACAAACAGGCAAAAGTAGATGCAGAAACTACTCAAGCTCAAGCTCAACAACTTTTGAGACAAGAATGGGGTAGAGAGTATGATACAAACATCAACAAAGCAAAGTCACTAGCTAATGCAAATCTAGCACCAGAAGTTTTAGAACTACAACTATCTGATGGTTCAAGACTAGGTGATAATGTAGATGTTATAAAAGGTTTTGCAAAGATAGCTAACATGCTTTCTGAAGATAAAATATTATCTACTGAGTCTGAAAACATGGATAAATCTGAAGATATACAAACAGAAATAGATCAGATTATGAATGATAAGAATGGTCCATATTGGAACAAGTCACATCCTAATCACGATAAAGTTGTTCAACAAGTATATACCATGAGAGAAATGTTAGATGGCAGCAAGTGATCATCTTAATGATGAAGAGTTAAGACTTGAGATTTTAAGAATTGTCAAAGAAACTGGTACTGAATTTCAGAAACAAGACCCCTTGCCAATCTGTGAAAATTATTATAAATGGATAAAAGGTAAGACAATTCGTAAGAACCTTGCTGACAAGAAGGAATAGACTCTAGTCTAAAAGACTCTAAATCCAAGAGATGCCTACGAAGGTGGATAACTTCTCTGATTGTTTAATACTAACATAACAATGGGAGACTAATATGTCATCACAAATAACAACAGCATTTGTGCAGCAGTATTCTGCTAACATTCAAATGTTGTCTCAACAAATGGGATCGTTATTAAGAGACAAAGTTCGTCTTGAATCTATTGTCGGTAAAAATGCTTTCTTCGATCAAGTCGGAAAAGTAACTGCTGTTTTAAAAACTAGCAGACATGCTGACACTCCACAGATCGACACTCCACATGCGAGAAGAAGAGTATCTCTTGCGGATTACGAATTTGCGGATTTAATAGATCAACAAGATAAAGTGAGACTCTTGATAGACCCGACTTCATCTTATGCTCAAGCTGCTGCTATGGCAATGGGTAGAGCTATGGATGATGTAGTAATATCGGCTGCTTTGGGAACTGCGTTCACAGGCGAAACTGGTTCTACATCAACAGTATTACCTTCAACACAAAAAATCGTTGAGTCTGGTACTGCTGGTTTAACTATTGCGAAGTTAAGAACTGCAAAAGAAAAGTTCGACTTAGCAAGTGTAGACCCATCAATCGCAAGATTTATCGTGGTTTCACCAAGACAGATAACCGATCTATTAGGAACAACTGAAGTAACAAGTTCTGATTTCAACACAGTTAAAGCATTAGCTAATGGTGAAATCAACTCGTTCTTAGGTTTTAACTTTATAGTATCAAACAGACTATCTATTGCATCTTCTAAAAGGAAGTGTATCGCATTTGCACAAGATGGTATTGCATTAGCTGTTGGTAAAGATGTTCAAGCTAGAATAGACGAAAGAGCTGATAATAGAAGGAGATAAATAATTATGGCAAATTCAATTCAACAAGCGAAAATTGCTGCAACTCCTTCTGAAAAGGTAAAGACTAACGAACTTGCTGGTAGAGTAAGAGTAGCCTTTGCTGAATTCGAAGCGAGTGCTGAGCAATCAACAATACATATGTTTAGTATACCAAATGGAGCTAGAATCCTTGGTGGTAGACTTGCACATGATGCACTAGGTTCATCAACTACATTATCAGTTGGTCACAACGAGTATCTTGATTCTTCAGGGTCAACTGTTGCGGCTGATGTTGATGAGTTCAAAGCGGCTGCTTCTTCAGCATCTGCATCATCTGCTGCTGTTGCAACAACAATAGCTTTAGGTGAGAACTCAGTTGTGAATGCGAATAAGGATGGTATCCCAGTTTCTGTAACTTTAGCAGGAGCTAATGGTACTGGAACTATTCAGTTGCACATGACTTATGTTATTGACTAATAACTAGATAAGATAGGGGAGAAATCCCCTATCTTTTTTTTTAAAATTATTTTATAAGGACACATGGCATCAGTAGTTGACATTTGTAACACAGCGTTAAATCAGTTAGGAGCATCAACAATATTAACTCTTACTGAAGATTCTAAGAACGCAAGACTATGTAATGCTAGATATACTCAGATAAGAGATGCAGTATTCAGATCGCATCCTTTTAATTGTTTACAAAAAAGAGTAGAGCTTTCATCTTCAACAACAACTCCTGCATGGGGTTACAGTTTTCAATATGATTTACCCGGTGATTGTTTAAGATTACTTAGAATATTAGATTATGATTCAGATCATAAGGTAGAGGGTAGATCAATATTATCAAATAATTCTTCAATGAAAATATTATACATATCAAGAATTACAGACCCCAATCAATATGATGAATTATTAAGAGAAACAATATCAGCAGCTTTGGCAGCAGATATAGCATACGCCATTACATCTAATAATACTACACAACAAAACATGATAGCTCTTTATCAAGACAAACTAAGAGATGCTAGATTTGTAGATTCAACAGAGGGATATAATACTACTCAAGAAGATGGAATGACAGATGTCATTGATGCTGGTACATTTATAAACTCAAGGTTTTAATAAATGGCTAGGGTAGCTGCACAACTTACAAACTTCACAGCAGGTGAGTTATCACCTAGATTAGATGGTCGTAATGATCTATCTAAATATCCAGCAGGATGTAAAACTCTTGAGAATATGGTTATTTACCCACATGGAGCAGCAGCTCGTAGACCGGGTACACAATTTATATCAGAAGTAAAAACATCATCTGCTTCTACAAGATTGATACCTTTTGAATTTTCTACAGTACAAACTTATATACTAGAGTTTGGCAATCAATACATAAGAGTTTACAAAGACAAAGGACAGGTGCTTTCAGGTGGAGCTGGTTCATCACCAGTAGAAATATCAACACCATATCTAACTGCACAACTGTTTGATATTAAGTTCGCACAATCTGCCGATGTTATGTATATAACACATCCGAGCCATGCAACAAGAAAGCTATCAAGAACAGGTCATACATCTTGGACATTGACAGAAGTTGATTTTACCAATGGTCCATTCTTAGATACCAACTCATCAACTACAACTTTACAACCATCTGGTACATCAGGCTCTGTAACTATAACAGCTTCTGCAAGTACATTTGTTTCTACAGATGTTGGAAGGTTAGTTCGTATAGGTGATGGTATTGCAAAGATTACAAACTTTGGATCAGCAACATCTGTTACCGCAACAACATCTACAAACTTTGCAAATACAAATGCAGTTACAGATTGGAACTTAGGTGCGTTTTCAACAACAACAGGTTTTCCATCTTGCGTAACATTTTTTGAACAACGATTGGTATTCGCTGCAACACTCAACAATCCACAAACAATTTACTTTTCAAAGTCTGGTGATTATGAAAACATGGATGCGAATATTGGCGGAACTGTGGCAGAT